GTATTACCGTCATACAGGCATGAGGAAATTTTAACCCTGTTGCCAAGCTCCGCGTTTTCCGGCATTCTCAAAACGTCTCGGGCAACCGGGACCGCGCCGAATGCACCGGAGCGTGGACAACCAGATACAATGCGCCCCTGCGTGTTTGTGAGCCTGCCGCTGGCAGGGTGCATCTCACAGACCCAGGGGCGCGCCATTTCGGGCAACAACCCCACAGAACGTCATGGAGTCATACACCAAACTTTTTTCATCCATAGTCACATCGACCATTTGGACGGAGGATGCCGAAACCTGCAAGGTATGGGTGACGATGCTCGCCATCGCCAACCAGCACGGCGAGGTCATGGCGACAATCCCCGGCCTCGCGCAAATTGCCGGTCTGTCGCGTGAGTCGGTGGAGAGGGCAATCCACAAGTTCCTGTCCCCGGACCCATACAGCCGAACCCCGGACGATGAGGGGAGGCGCATTGAGGTGATCGACGGCGGCTGGGCGCTGCTGAACCATTCCAAGTATCGCGCAATGGCGTCAAAGGAGGAGCAGAAGACGGCCAATGCCGCCCGCCAGAAGCGATGGAGGGATAAGCAAAGCCGTAACGCCACCGTAACGGACAGTAACGCTGCCGTAACGCCAAGTAACGCCACAGTAACGGAAAACAGGGACATAGCAGAAGCAGAAGCAGAAGCAGATACAGAAGAAAATCCCCCCTTACCCCCCAAGGGGGGACCGGACGGGGAGCAAAAGCACATTCTGCCGGAAGGGTGGAAGAAGCTCAACACCACCCAGCGCAATCAGGTCAGGGTGAACATCAACTCCAAGACCATGACCCGCATCGGAGCATTCTTTGGAAGACGGCCATCAACCCTTTGGACCGTCGCGGAAGCCCTTGCCCTGAAAGACGCCAACCCATCCCCCGATGAAATCGAATTGGTGGAGTCCTACTACCTCGCGGAGATCGACAAGGAGAACGACTACCGCAGGCGCGACCTTCAAACCGTCCTGAACAACTGGACCAAGGAATGCGACCGGGCGCGTGTTTACCAAGCCAGCCTCAAATCCCGATGAACGCCCAAGCACTCCATGACCAGATCCAATCCGCGTCACGCTCCCTGCGGCGGTGCGACTGCGGAAGCGCCGTTGCCATGGCCTACCACCCAGGATGCACGTTCATTCACTGCATCAAGGAGAAGCAGACGAAAGCCGCCCTGCCCGACTGGCAACCCGATGAACTCGCCCGCCGCTGGAACCAACGATTGCCCCTAGACCCATGAACCCGCCAGAAACCACTTCCCCGATTGACGACGTAACCCGCGCCCTCCCTCACGCACTCGGCCCTGAAAAGTCGGTTCTTTCCTCGATGTTCTCCAACCCGCAGGAGTTCATCCCGGCAGCCATGGAGGCGGGACTGACGGAAGAGTCGTTCTACCTCCCGGCCCATGGAATCGTGTTCGCGGAACTGCTCGCCTTGCATGACGCGGGCAGGGAAATCGAGCTCGTGGGGTTCTTCCAGCACTTGCTGGACAAGGGCAAGCTCGACCGGGCGGGAGGGGCGGCGGCGATTGCGGACATCCACAGCTATGCGGTGTCGAACGCCCATTTCTCCAGGCACGCGGAAATCGTCAGGGGACAAGCATGCGCTCCGCTCGGTGATCCTCGCATGCAACGAGGCGATTTCGGATGCCTACGCGGACCCGGAAGCGGCAAAGGATGTGATCGACCAGTTGGAAAGCAAGCTGACCAGCGTGCGGGAGGATTCCACCACCGGGAACACCATTTTCCGTGCGGCCGAAGACGTTGATGCCATCGTTGACGAGTTCGCCGCGATCCTGAAAGGGGAAGCAAAGAACGTCCGTGGACGAAGCACCGGTTTTGACGAGATCGACCGGACGACGGGAGGATTGAAACCCGGCGAAATGTTCGTTGTCGCCGCCCGCCCATCGGTGGGCAAAACCTCGCTGATGATGAACATCGTGGAGCATGTGGCCGTTGACGAGGAAGGGCCGACCTTGGTGTTTAGCCTCGAAATGCCACGCATCCAAGTGACCTCGCGGCTGATTTACTCCCGCGCCAAGATCCCGATGTCCGTCCTCAATGGCGACCACAAGCCAATCAATCACGATTTGATCCGGTTCAGGAATGCGGCCGTTGCCGTCAAAACCGCGCCGCTTTGGTTTGATTCCCGTTCCGGGCTGACCATCCAAGAGATCCGCGCCAAGGCCCGCAGGATGCACCGCAAGACCCCGCTGGCGCTCATCGCCCTGGATTACCTTCAGCTTGCCACCAGCCGCACCAAACAAGCGGCATCAAGCCGGGAGCGCGAAGTGAGCGAGGTTTCGGCCGGGTTGAAGGCACTCGCCAAGGAACTGAACGTCCCGGTGCTGGTTCTCGCTCAACTCAACCGGGATGTCGAAAAGCGGGCGGGCAAGTCACGGGGAATCCCCCGCATGTCCGACCTCCGGGAATCCGGGAGCATCGAACAGGATGCCGATGTCATTGGCCTGCTCCATCGCGCCGACTACTCGGCTGACACGGACGAAGAACGCGAGGCAGCGGCAGGCAGGGCGGAACTCATCATCGCCAAGAACCGGAATGGCGCCACCGGCCATTGCCCGCTGACATGGATTGCCGACCTCATGCGGTTTGAAACTGGCAAGCCCTACGCCCCGCCGGAACCGGCAAAGAAAAAGCCCGCCAGCCGATACGACTGACGGGCGATGGTCCGTGGAAAGCCTCAGAGTGCCAGCGTGGCTTGCTCGATGCGCTGACCGGCCAGCCATGCCGACCACTGCGCGGCCATGGCGGCGGCAATTCCGGGATACGTCCGCGAACGCTCCGTCTGCCGTTGCTCCGATGGTCCGAGCTTGTTCTGCCCGCTGTCCGTCTGATTGCCCCATCGTTCAACCTGCTTCCCCGTGCGAGGATCGGTGACAATCCGGCCGGGATGACGTTTCGTGGGGATCAGAAGCGGCAAACGATTCAGCCACAGGCAGGTCTTTTTGCTCGCATCCTCGCCAAACTCGTACGGCTGAATCGTCTGGTCGGGCTTGCGAATCCTAGTCGAAATGATCGAAACCGGGTTTTCCAGATACCACGGGCAGTCATGCGCCATGCACCAGCGGACCAGAGCAAGCGCCTGCCGGGTGCCATCCCATCCCCGGCCCCGGTTGTTCCAGTGCATCCCCGAGACGCTGAGATGCGTGCAGGGAGGATGGAAACCCATAAGATCCCAGCCCCCCCCGGCGGCGACTTCCCGAATATCCCCGACGAAGTGATGCGGAGATCCATCCTCGGCCGGTTTTAGGTCACACGAAAAGGCATCGTGCCCGAGACTTCGGAAAGCCTCGCGCACGATGCCGGAACACTCGCAGCAAATCAGGATTTTCATTTGCAGACGGTGCAGCCCTTTTCACAGGACAATGTTTTCCTGCTGATCATTTCCTTCCAGATGGCCAGTTCTTCGGCCATCATCGGAAGAACCTTTTGCCCGGAAAGATCCCTCCCGGTGTAAAGGGCCGAGTTGCCAGCACAATGAATGCAGACAGCCCTGCCATTGTCGCCAAGATAGACGATTCCGGGCTTCAACACGGGTTTCGGTGCTTTGGTTGGCGCGTTCATGCCTGCCCCCCTTCCGTGTTGGTGGCGCGGGTGATGGCTGCGCGGGCGGATCGAACCGCTTGGTTCCAATCCTGTTCCTCGCTATGCGTTCCGGGCTGCACCGGCAAGCCGACAGGGAATTGACGCGTCATGGAGTCAAGGCACGCCGACAGGGCCGCGAGCAGATCCGGCGCGGCATCCACAAGGTTGATGATGCGCTGCCACTCCTCGCCGGTCAAGTGGTGCTCTGCGGTCAGTCCGGGGGCGCGGACAGTCGCACGTTCGATAACGGCGACATCGTAGCCGCCAGCGTTGGTCAGGATCGCGGATTCGCGAGTGGCTTCTCCAATGTGGGAATATGGTGCGTTCATTTTTCGGGATTCTACGGGTTAGCGGTTCATCGGGTGGGGCGGATTCGTGCAGCAGCAGTGCGGAATGCCGGTGCGTTGCTCCATTCGGAGCGATTCAGCGACATTGCTTGCCTCCATCGCTTCGGCAATGGCTTCACGGGCCATGCTGGCATCATGCTGGGCGATGGCATGGGCGAAGTTGGCCTTGCGTTCGGCCAGCCTATCCCAAAGGTCGATTGCGGATTGTGGGATCATTGGTCGGTTCTACGGGTTAGGGTTACTGGGGATTCTGTGCGGCGATCATCACATAGGCGAGTAGCGACATGGTGACGAGCGCCAGAAAGGCTAGGGTGTCTTCGATCAGGGCTTTCATGGGCTGACGTTTTGTGGGGTTCGTTTGGAAATGTTGCCCGCCGAAGCGGGCGCGGTGGGCAAATTATCCAACGGCGTGAAGCTTGGGGTCGCCCGCTGGCGACAGGTATTGCCTACCTCTCTCTGGCGTGTTGACCGTGATGTCCGCTTTGGTAGCGTCGATTCCAAGCTTGGAGCACTCATCGGACACCATTTGGCGAGCCACGTTAAGCCAGTGCTTGGATTGGACGTTGCGGGGAATGGTCAGTTCAATTTTGCGCGGCCTCCCGCCCTTCTTCCCGTTCTCACGGGCGGCGGCAGACTTCTTCTCGGTGCTGATCCGCCCAAGGGCGGATGCGGCTTTGCTGATTTCGTTCATGGTCGTGGGTGGTTGGTTATTCGACTTCCCAACTTTGGTGAAGGCTCGGCGTCTTGGGCGCGTTTCCCGCCACCTCGCGAATGATGGTCGGCAGGTAGCTATTCTGTCCGTTTGCCCGCTTCACGGCTTTCTGGAGCGCTTTATCGGCTTTCTCCGCTGCCTCCTCCGTGCGGTGGAATGACTCGACCGAGCCGAGGTGATCGGGCATGGCGTTGAGCGTGTTGACGAGGGCGAATTTGGTTTTCATGGTGTTCGTGTTGGTTGGTTGGTTCTACGGGTTGGTTTCAATCGTTCCAGCCCTTGCACGGGCGGCTAGACAGCTTGTAGCTGCCTGACGGGTCGGAAATCCGATATTCGGTCAGGCACCGTTTTGCCTCCTTGAGGTCGGTGAATTCGTCGACGGTTTCCCGGTATCCTTGACCCGTCCGGTTGACGTAGTAGGTGGGGGCGGGCAGGTGATACACGGTCCCGGCAGGCATCCGCTTGAGTGGCGCCAGCCCGTCATGCGCCCGGACGCTGTTGTAGTCGCTCAAAGCGTTCTGCTGGTAGGTCTCGCCATAGGTGGCGGAACATGTTCCGGAGTAGCTCCCGACGTTACGGGTCGGCGGCACGGTGAACTTGTAGGTCGGTCGGTTGGTCGTTTTCATGGTCGTGGTTGGTTGGTTGGTTGGTTGGTTGGTTGGTTGCGGTTGACGCTGGAAGAGATAATCCGACCGTTGGGTTTTCTCAAGAACTATTTTTGTGCGCATCGAAATCCCCTAGTGCCACTAGGCGAGAAACTTTATTCTGTTAGTCGCAACAACACGAAACGTCACGTTATGCACCATACCAGGCAATCCCGCTTCCAACCCTCCGCCACAAGACCCCAGCATTCTCGAGCTTTGCCACTCAGGAACCCCCGCAACCCCTATTCCCCTCCATCCACCCCAAACAGGCATTGCGACAACTCCTAGACCCCAGCAAACGCCAAACCCCGAAATCCAGGCAAAACCGCAATTCTCAGGACCGGGCAAATGTTATGGAGAGGACAGAGAGGATGGAGAAGCTGAGAGATGGAGAAGCTGAGAACATAGAGACGAATCACGCACACAGGGGGCAACCCCCGGTGAGGGATTCATCTCCGATAACGAGGAACACCACCATGCCCTTTCCCTGTCGGTGGACGACACCCTCGAAACGGATGCCCTGCCCATCGCCTACGATCCCGAATTTCCCGGCCAACCTCCCACGCATGGCGGAACCTCTCCCGAAACTCAGGATCGACTCGCGCCCACCAATAAGGGGTGGTCCCTCCAACACCAGCAATCCGAGCCGCGAACAACGCCGGAAATCCCAACTCAACCGACGACAAAAACAACTCTCGCTTCCATTCGGGATGGGGTGGACGCATGCCGGAGTCTCCCAAATCGAGCAGAAAAATCAATCACACTTGCGCGGGCGTGGTCTGGCTTTGATTTGACTTTGCGCCACAAAGTAGGCATTCAGGCTGCATGGCAACGCGAAAAGCACTCGACATCGACTGGGCTGCGGAACTCGACGCAGCGGCCCCACCTGACCGGGTATGTGAAGCACTGGCACGCGCCCTGAACGCGATAACGGTCGGAAAGGACGGCAACCCCATCCCCGACTACAGGACCCAGCTACAGGCCGCGCTAGGGTTTCTGGCGCACCGTAGGGGGCGACCGGCAGAAGCACCCGAGCCGAAACCCGACGAGAAGGGCGTCACCCGCTCCGTGACCGACCTGAGCGACGACGCGCTCGCCGGGATCATGGCGACATTGGGGGCGGAGCAGAAGCGCCGGGCCGGGAAGGATCCGTTGTGACCAAATAATCATCACCCGGTTTTTCATGTTCCACGGGCAGGATTCCCGCGTGTTTCGATCCACCCGACTGTGACCGTAAAACCAAGTGATTTTTTGGCCTTGACGTTTCATAGGGAAAGCGCCAAGGTGTCGGTGTTATGCAAACTGATCCACGCAACACGCCGTTCCCAACTGTGGCCGAGCACTATCGTTCATTGATCCGTCAATGGTTCCCCCGCCGGAATGAGTCAAAGACTCTCAAAAGCATTATTCCTGACCACATCCGTGGTTACATCCGCTACCTGAAATGGAAAGAGCAATGAGCAACAGCACGGCATTATTCATCGGAGGGATCGCTGACGGGGAAATTCGCCCTGTCAGCGATTGCTATGACAACTGCAAGGTGCTGGATGGCGCCATCTGGCTTGGGTCATGGCAACACATCGAGGAAATGGAAAGGAAGCGGGCATAAGAGACAAGATTTCAGGCGCGGCAGCAGACTCGCAAGATGGACCGCTCAGGGTAGGTGCCGTTCAAATCGGCATTTGCGGGGGTGACGACCCCAAAACGCCGCCGCGCCTGATGCGCGTTTCCGATTGTTCCGGGTGCAAGCACGGTGAAGAGTTTGAAAACTCGGACCTTTCGCACCCGGCCTGCGGAACATGCGTCAAATTCTCCAACCACACCGACCAGCCATGATTCCAGTTGCACTCCTCGTCAGAGTGTCCACCAGTAGGCAGGACACCGACCGGCAGGAGCATGAGCTCCGCGAAGTCGCCGAGCGTGCTGGTTGGTCTGTGGTCGCCACGATCCGCCAGCAGGTCAGCGGGGCGAGTCGGCATCGGCCAGACATCGAGCAGGTTCTTGCGTTGGCGCAGGCTGGCCAGATCCGAAAGGTGCTGGTCCATGAGGTTTCCCGCCTTGGTCGCCGTCCTGCGTCGGTGCATGGCACGGTGGAGAAGCTGCATGATGCCGGGGCGTCGCTCTACTGGCATTCCCAGCGCATCGAGACGTTGCTGCCCGATGGCAGGCGGAACCCTGCCGCCGGGATCATGCTCGCGGTCATGGCCGAGATGGCGCAGGCAGAGAGGGAAACGCTGATCGAGCGGATCAACTCCGGGTTGGCCGAGGCTCGCCGGAAGGGCAAGGCGCTTGGACGACCGGCAGGGACGACGATGGACAGGGGAGCATTGCTGGCCAAGCATGCCGACGTTGTGAGGCAGTTGAAGGCCGGGAAATCGGTTCGGGATGTGGCGGCGATCACCGGGAAGGGGACAAGCACGGTGAAGCGGGTGAAGAAGGCGATGGCTTGACGAAACGTCAGGGTCGGGGTATCTGTTCCCCCGTCACTCACCAGACGCCCCACAAAGCCGAGGACCGCCCGGAGGGTAGGTTACAGCGCCGGGGAGGATGGATGACGCGACAACCACCATAGCCGGGACTGCCGGGACCGATGCCGCCGGGGATGACTGATCCCCACCAGCCGCAGAAGCCCCGATTCCGCCGGTAGGATCGAGCGGGTTGGGACGACCAACGCCGCTCTTTCCGCGTACGTGTCTCAAGGTCATTGTTCCCACTCAATGACCCAAATTCCGCCGTAGGTCCGGGCAGTTAGCATTACGGCGAGCATGCGGGTTCTTCTGGCGATCCTGCGGCGATTTTTGGCGTGGTGGTGCGGGTTCATGGGCTTTCGGAGCGGTTGCGTCATTTCCTTGAGTGCGCGGATGCGATTGTTTCGTTGAGCGGAGTCAGGTAAGCTGGCCAGTCTCGGATGGGTCGCCATGTCATGCCGCCAGTGTGGCCAACCGGTGCCGCCAGTGTGCCGAGGCTTGTTTTTGGCCGATTCCCAGTGTGGCCAAGGGGTGTTTCAGTATGGCCAAGCTTTCGGGTTGGCCGAACAAGGTGAGATCAATTGCACCATGGACCCGGAAGATTTGGCTTTCCAAAACGTCATGGAAGGCGTATTGGCCGGGGGCATGGACACCATTCGCCCCATCGAGGACACGCCGACTCCGAGAGCCGGTAATTTCGCCCTTGTCGTTCAGGACGGCCATATTCGCGCCATGGATGCCAACCGAAAGGTCAGGCGGATCAGGACGGAGGTTGTGTCTGACGACCCGCAGACTGGCGCTGTTGCGGCGAGTGGGTCGGTGGTGTTTGCCGGTCAACCTGCTGCTGGCGGGACGGTGACGATTGGCGGAGTGACCTACACGTTTGTGTCGGCGCTAACATCGCCTGCCGTTGCCAACGAGGTTCTGATTGGTGCGAGCGCGGCGGCGACGAGGAACAACCTGCTGGCTGCGGTGAATGGTGCTGCTGGGGCCGGAACGACTTACGGGACAGGCACGGTGGCGAATCCGTTGGTGAGTGGATCAGCGGCGAGTGCTGACATGACCGTGACGGCGCGGAGTGTTGGTCCTGCCGGGAACAACATCGGGTTGTCGGAGAACGCGACGAACATCACGGTTTCTGGCGCGGTGCTGGAAGGTGGGGTTTGGGCGCTGGAGGCGTCGAAGGGTGACACGTTGTATGCGGTCAGCAGTGCCGGGTTGTGGGTTGCGCTGACGGACATTGCGCGAGATAGCGTTGCGCTGGGTGTTTGGGCGTCGATTTCGATTCCGGATTGATCCTGATTCCCTGACGTGATGGACGTGACCGACGAGGTTGTCCGCGAGGGATTGCGGTGGGATTTCACCGGGCAGTTGGCGCAAACGCTGAAGGTCCGGGTGAAGTCCGGGGAGTTGAGGCGGGTGAAGGCGAACATCCACCAGCGTCGGATCGACAACGTGGTGAAGGCCGCGCATTCGATGAAGCGCCCGTGCCGGATCATTGCGTTGAAACCCAGGCAGAAGGGTTCCAGCACCGGCAGCGTGGGGATTGGCCATGTTCGGGCGAAGGCGAAGCCGATGAGGGGGCTGATGGCGGGTGGGAAGCACTTCCAAGGCGAGAACCTGTTTCGGATGCTGAGGACGTATGTGGAGAACGACGAGCTTGATCCGAAGAGTGCGAAGCCGATGGACATGGAGTTCCGGTATCACAACGGATCGACGGTTCAGCGGATCACGTTGGCGAGTGGGGACGCGGGACGGTCGGGGACGTATCAATTCCTGCTGGTCACTGAGGCGGCTTACTTGGCGAACGAAGGGGTTGCGAATGCGGACGTGGTGATGGACGGCTTGCTCAAGTGCGTGCCGTTGGAACCGGACACGATTATCATTCAGGAGAGCACGGCGAACGGAGCGGCGGGGATGTTCTATGAGACGTGGCAGGGGGCGATCACTTTTGAGGAGTTTCTGGCGGGGAAGAACGGGTATGTGAAAGTGTTTTCGGCGTGGTTCGAGTTTGAGGATTCGAGGTTGAACCCGGCGAGCGAGGGGATTCGGAGCGAGGATGATTTGACGGAGTGGGAGAGGGAGTATGCGGAGAAGTGGGCGTTGGATCTGTGGCAGGTGGCGTGGATGCGGTATGCGATACGGGAGGAATGCCGAGGGGATCTGGACAAGTTCATGCAGGACTATCCGTCTGACGACCGGACGGCGTTCTTAACGTCTGGCCGGTGTGTGTTCGATGATGCGGGGATGACGTATCAGGAGAGGGTGAGCAAGGAGAGACCCTACCAGTGGGGTCTGTTGAAGCACGTCGAGGATCGGGACGTTGTGGTTTGGCAGCAAACGTCGGAGAATCAGGCGCGGTGCGTGATGTGGGAGAGTCCGAGGGTTGGTCTTAGCTATCTGGTGGTGGTGGACTCGGCATCAGGTGAGGACCAGACTGGCGGGGATGATCCTGACAGCCACGCGGTGTTTGTGCTGCGGGCCGGGTATTGGGGTGAGAGGGGGAAGTGGGTAGAACCTGCGGTGGTGATGTCGAACGTGCTGGTTCCGGGTTACAAGCCTGGGTCGGTGTGCTGCTGGTGGGCGAACGATGTGCTGACGGAGGAAGTGTGGCGGATGGCGCGGTTCTATCAGGCGATAGTGGTTCCGGAAGAGAACCATGACCGGGGGTTGATTGAACTGCTGAAACAGCGGGGGGATGTTGAGATTTACCGGCGGGAGATTTTCAACCGGAGGGAGCAGTCGAGGACGATGGCGTATGGGTGGCAGACGACGGTGAAGACGCGGCCGATGATCATTGAGACGCTGGCGGCAGCGGTGAGGGAGTCGGGGAAGGGAGAGCCTGGGAAGGGCTTTGAAGTGAGGGACTGGTGGGGGCTGCGGGAGATGCGGAATTTCGGGACGAAGCCGAATGGGCGGATGGAGGCGTTGGTTGGCCACGATGATAGAGTCCTTGCGCTTGCCATCGGGATTCAGTGCATCGGGAGTGCGACACCTTACCTAGAGAAAACTATCGAACGGTGGATACCGCCGGATCTTCGCGGGGTCGAGTTCGGCCGCAGGGGCGGGAGGGTCAGGGCTGGGATGTCTTGAATCCTCAGTCAAACCTGATGGTTGACCCTTTCAACCATGCTCCGGTGACAGCGCCAGAAACGCGCTGGCCGGTTGGCGATGTGGCTTCAAACCCGGTTGAAATCGCCTCATCTTTACCTGCCATGAACGGTCGCCATCCGGTGATGGTGATGTTGGAGTATCCGGCTTGCTCAAGAACACGGGTTGCGTGATCTGGTCGAGTGCATGCCTTTGGAACAATGATGATGATTGCGGCAAAAAGGGTGATGGCGATGGCGGGGCCGATACACGCGGCGATGGCTGATTTGATGCGTTTCATGGTGTTGGCGTTTTGGGTTGGCACCGCTCATAGGCGGCTTGGAGAGCGTGGATTGCTTGCCACATGGCGGGTTTCTTCCGGCGTTCGTATCCTCTAGCGTGTGTTCCGACGCGGCCATTTGCTGACCAAATCCAGCGGTCGCAAAGTCTGGAGACGCGGGCTTTGAAATCAGGGTCTTCCGGGTGAGAGATGGTGAAGTCCTCGCCTAGCGGGTATGGTGGCCTTGCTCCAATGGCGATGTATTTGGAGTGGTCGGTGGGTTTGAAGTCGTCGGGGGTCATGGCTGTGCCTTTCCAAGCAGTTCATCCCGTTCTCTGATGAACCGGAGTGCGGCGTGCGCGATGGTGTCACCGAGGATGGTGTCGGGGTGTTCGCGGACGGCCTTGTCGATTTCGTTCCACCAGGATTCGACGGTGAGGTGCTCCTGTTTCCACCGGGCGAGTTGGTCGCGTTCCCTGCGGAGGACGCAAGCAGGGCGGTTGCAGTGCTCGTGGCATGAGTGGATTCCCGATCCGGCGTTTCGTTCGAGGACGGCGCGAATTTCTTCGGTGGTTGTGGGGGTGCGGTCGAGGTCGAAGATTTCCGTGATGAGTGATTGGATGCTTCCGAGTTGGAGCAGGGCGTCGTTGCGCTCTTTGAGGGCGCGGAGTGTGTCTGTGTCGGCCTGGGCGTGGTCTTGAGTGGCGTTTTCGAGCGAGTTCAGCACGGTGTCGATGGCGACACCGATTTCTGTGGGGTTTGGTTGCTCGATGGATTCGTCACCGCGCCTCCACTTGTTGTAGGTTCGGAGCAGTGTGATTGCGTCGGTGGTGGTCATGGATTTTTACCAGTTGGTGCTGACAAGTTTCAAGATGGATGAGAAGATCGCTGCTGTTGCTGTAAGCCACGACAGGATGGTGGTGGAGGCGACGAAAAACTCATGTTCTTTTCTTTTGCCGACGATGGTTCCCCAGTGGTTTGACACCACGGAGAATACGAGAAACACGGTGGCCGTGACGAGGAGATGCGCGGGGTTGGATAGGTCGATGGTCATTGCGGTGGCAGGTTGGTGCATCTGGTGTGGTCATGGCTCAGTCTGGTAAACGAGTGAAGCCAGCACGCATCGAGCGCCTTGTTTCTTGGCATGTTCGATTTCGTCGGGGTGTGGCCAGCCGAGTGCGACGGTCCATGCTTTCTTTTCGTCCTCGAAGTGAGATTCAGCGATGATGCGGCCGTCTGGCAGGATGACGGCGTAGAGTTTGCGGATGGTGAGGGAATCTGGGTGCTTTTTGAGTTCTTGAAGCGCCTTGATTGCCCGCTGCGTGACAGGCGGCGTGTATCCGTCGATGGAGCACAAGGAGTCCACTAGGTCACGCAAGGCGTTTCCTGTTTCCTGGGCGGCGATGAACCACGAGATGCTGGTTTCCTCCAGTTCGGTGATGCGGTCGCGGAGGGTGGCGTTCTCGTGGATCTGGACGGCGAGTTTTTGCTTCAGCCGGTCCATGTCGGCTTGGAGCGTGTTGAGCGCGGCCTTGGCGGCGTGAGCGACGAGTTCAAGGCGTTCCTCCTCCATCTGTCGGTCGCGGAGTTCGTCGCGCAGCCAATCGCCGTGTGCTTCTCGCTCCTCGGCTTTCCGGTCGTAGCCGATGGGTTCGTTGTCGGTGTCGTCGTGGTCATTCATGGCTTTGATTCAAGGTTCAGGGTTTCCGGGATCGCGGTGGTAAGCTCAAAAATGAAGTCGTTGGCGGATTGCTCCACGGCGTCGATGATCGCGTTCTTGGCGAGTTGCAGCACCTTTTCGCCAACGTCGGGCGGCAGGGTCAGCGTGGTGCGTGCGTCCTTTCCGGTGAGCGTGATTTGGGCGATCAGCTTGCCCTTGTTCGCGCCGTATCGGTCCAGTTCGATTTTGAGTGATTCAAAGGTCATGGAGTGAATTTCTTGGGGTTTTGCCAGTCGTGAACTGTCTGCTCGCGGCCCAAACACCCGTTTTTTCGGATCGTTCTAACGCGGTAACTCATTATTGATCCAAAGCCAAACTCCGGGAACGCATAAAGAACGTGTCCTTTCTTAGTCCCTTCGGCCCATGTAATAATTTCTCCCGGCTTGAACTCGGCAATGAGTTCGTGCAGTTGCCGAGTGAGTTCGGCTTTTTTATCGGCCAGAGGTGCGATTTCCCACTCTATGTCCTGGATGCGTTTTCTGATTTGGTCTTCGGTGTTCATGGGCAAAAAAAGTAGGGGGCCAGTGTTGCGCGGACTGATCCCCCGCGCATGCACTGACCCCCTAAGTTTGGGGAAGATGGATGTGGACGTTGAGGGATCAGCTCGCTCGTCGCGGAGGAAAATGCACGAAACGTCATGGCCGGTCAAGGTCGAAACTTGACGTTTCGTGGGGAAACCGCTACTGGAGGCCATGCAAGAGTCCGCATACCGCCGCCCCTCCGGTTCGAGATACCGGTTTGACCCGCGTGAAGAGGAAATGATGATGCGGGAGGGGATGGGCGGTCTGACGCCGATTCAGGTTCCGGAGGCTCGCGGGTATTCTGCGGCCTTGGATTCGTTCTTGGCGCAAGGGGGAAGCCGTTTCCAGAAGTCCGGGCTGTTCAAAAAAGGACGGCTGAAAGGCAAGTCCCTGAGCGAGGCACAGGCGGAATTTGAGCGATTGTGGGCATCGGCCCCGGACTCGGTGAAGAACAAATACGCCGGGATGCGGTCGAACGACGGGATGCTTGCGCCATCGGAGCGGGTGACTTCGGTTGACCCGGCCATGGAGGGCAAGACCCCGCAGGAAAAGCGCATGGCTTATTACGGGTTCGAGATGGGTCCGGATGGCGTTCCGGTGAGGATCGGGAGCAAAAAGCCGCAGGGCGGGCAGAAGATTTCCAAGGAAGAGGCGACACCGGGCGGAGACGTGGTGGCAGGCCCGCCGAAACCGGAAGGTCTGACTTCGGCTCAACCGGTCACGCAGGAACTCAAAACCGCCAGCATGACCGCCGACAGCCAAGCGCAGGCGATGGCGGGCGGAGTGCGCGACATGAGCGGGCCGACGATGTTGAAGCCAACCCCCGGCGACCTTTCCCAGCAGGCAATGGGAAGCCCGGAGCAGCAGGCGGCGATGACGGCAATGGTCCAGCAAGGCGGTGAATTTGCAACCGCTGGACGCGGCAACGATGTGGCGGATCAGGCGGTTGTCGCGGCATCCAAGCAGTCCGAGAAACAAGCCGCCGATCAGGAGGCATCCGCTCGCGCCGCGCAAATCAGCGCGGCCAAAACACAGCCTCGCGCTGCTTCGGCACAACCGCCATCTCGCGTTGGCCAACCGGTTGCCGTCGCTCCAAGCATGCCCGTTTCCAAGCCCACGCCGCCCGCTTCCGGCGACACCACCGCGCTTGACCGCATGTTCCCCGGCATTGCCGCCATGGAAGGACGCGCACCCGCCGTGCCCGCGCCAATCACCCCGGGTTCCCCGCCGACTGCCCAACCCGCACAAGCACCCGCCGCGCCGGCAGCGGCCCAAGCGACTACGCCCGTTGATCCCAACCGCAAATCCGCCGCCCCGTTGCCGCAGTTCGCCCCAGCACCCGCTGGACAGGAAATCACCGGGGTTGTTCGCGGAGTGCCGCAATATGGCCCCGCCAGCACGCCAAGGACGGCTACGCCCGCTGAGTATGCCGGTGCCACGCAGACGATGCAACGCGACGGCGTGATCCCGATGAATCGCCCCGCCGCCCCGCGTCCGATCACCCCGGTTCAGCGCCCTCAGCCCTACCAAGCGAAGTCAAACGAGCAGTGGAACCGCGAGCTTTCCGAAGCGACCGCCGCCCGCACCGCTGGCACGATGGGCGACTACTGGAAGAAGCAGGGCAATCCGCAAATGGCCGCAGCGTTCCCGAATCGGAGCGCGAATCCGCCCGGACTGACGCTTGGCGCACGCAAGCCTTTGACGCAACTGGCCGCCCCGCCGCCGAAAGCGATCCCGGTGAAGCGCACGGTGCTTCCGAGAATCTGAACCCTCACCCCAACGGGCCGCGACAGCGCGGCAAACGAAACGATGGCTGGATGCCACAACCCTTCACCCGATGACCACCAATGACCGATGATCCTTCCTCTGTTTTCCGCCAAAAGCCTCAGAATGTCATGCCGCGTGGATCCCAAGGTGGCGCGGTTGATCCGTCCCCGTCGCCGTTGAGCGGAGAAGGTGGCAGGACCACCGTGACGCGCCCGGTTTGGGAGCAGTTCAGCCAGAACGAATACCTGCGGGAGAACAACCGACAGGCGGTTCGTGCGGAGACGCAGCTTCAAGACCGTGCCGCCCGACACAACGCGGGTCTGGCCAAGCAATCGGCTACCGAGTCCATGGCGGAGAAGTGGGGCGGCGAGAACGGCCGACTCTTCCGCAAGATCGGCAGCCAGATCGAGGAACACGACGCCGAGCAGTTTGGTGACGATCCGGTGGCGGGTCCGTTCGCCCGGAAGTCGGTTTGGGACCGCGACCTGAAAAAGACTAAGGCGGAAGCGGAAGCGGCGAGGCTGGAGATGGAAGGTCTTTCCTTCTCCGAGCTTCCGGCGAGCAAGCGGCAGGAGATCGAAATCGAAATGCAAGGCTACGACCTTGCCACGCAGCTTGGCCAGAACTACGAGGCTGATCCGAAATACTCCGCCCTCAAACAGCAACTCGTGGCCGACACCGAGGCGCGTGAACGCCGTGCCGCATTGGAGCGCCAAGCCTACGACGCCAAGGTCCGCGCCTTCCAGATCGAGCAGGCAGGCCCGGACGGCTGGTGGGAGGCACGCAGGAACCAACCGAAACCCGACCCGCGCCGGGAAGCAGTGGCAGGCGCCCAAGCGGAACGCGAGCAGGCGACCCAGGCCGACGAATCCGCCTTGGAAGAGGAAACGCAGATCCGCGAGCGCATGCGTGGCGGAGTGACGGCCGCAGAAGCCGCGCAACTCCAGGAACGTCTCCAGCAGATCAACCAGGTGCGCGAACAGGCGTCAAACGTCCGCATGGGCGCGGAGGACAGGATTTCAGGCGTCCAGCAGCAGGCGCAGGAGCAATCCCGTGGATTCCTTGGCAACGAGATTGCCGCCCTGAAACGCGGCTATGCCGGTGCCGCGCAGGCGGCGAACATCCTCCAAGGCGCGACCGATGCGACCAACGCGCAGGACATCGTGAACAACGAGGCGCTGAAACGCGCCAACCCGGCATCGAAGGAGTTTCAGGAGTTCATGCAGGCGGAAGGCTTCATGGCGTCGGCAAAGGCGTTCATCAAGAACCCGGTGCAAATCGTCACAGAGGTCTTACTGGAAAGCGCCGCGCAGATGGTCCCCGGCATCGCGCTTGGCGCGGTGGGTGGAACCATCGGTGGCGCGGTATCATCCGCTCCCACGGCTGGCGTTGCCGCCCCGGCGACCGTCCCGCTTGGAGCGGTGATCGGTTCGGCCATTGGCGCGGGTTCGGGTTCGGCCCTTGCCGAGTATGGAAGCGCCATGATGGACGCGATGGTCGAGGCGGGAATGGACGCGACAAGCCCGGAATCCATCCAAGCGTTCTTCTCCGATCCTGAGAAGCTGGCCAAGGCCAAGGAGTTTGCCGTCGCCCGTGGCGTGACCATTGGCGCTTTTGACGCCGTTTCCGCAGGTCTGGCCGGTAAGTTCCTCAAGCCAGTGATGACCGCCTCCAAGGCTGGCCAAAAGGTCGGTGTGGGGCAGGTTCTCGCCGCCAGCGGGAAAGAAGTCGGCGCACAGGCGTTGGCCGGTGCTGGTGGCGAAGCTGCCGGTCAGTTTGCCAGCGAAGGCACCATTTCGGACGGCAAGGCGATCTTCCTCGAAGGCATCGCGGAAATCGGGTCCGCTCCGGTCGAGGTTGCGACCAACGTCCGCGACTTCAACCGGCAGCAGGCGCAGAACAACGCCCAGCCACCCGCCGCCGATCCGACCGACCCGGAACTGGTCAACACCGCACTGCTTGGCATTGACCCGGAAGCATCGGAAGCCGCCGAGACGGAAATCGAGATGGCGCGGCTGATGACCAACCAGAACGAGGGTCCGCAGGGCATCGCGGAGTCCGTGATGGTGCTTCGGGAACTCCAAGAGATCGAAGCGGAGGACGAGCAAACCCGCGCCGATTTCGAGGAAGCGGTGGAAGCCGTCAAAGCATCCGGTGGCGACTCCAAGGCGATCAAGCAGGCGGAGGAACAGGCGGAAGCAGCCAAGGTCGGACGTGCGGCCACCGTGCGCGGCGTGCTTCGCATTGCGGCCGGTGCCGACATCACCGACCTGACGGTGGAGGAACTTCGCGGGCTTGGAATGGAGCCGGGCAAGAACGGCGGGTTCAAGCCGATCAAGGACGCCCCGCAGATGGTCCGCGAAGGCGCGGACGGGTCCGTGGTTCTCACCGACATTGCCATCAAGACGGTTGAGCAGGCATCGCCCCGTGCGCGGGCCAAGATCAAGCTCACCGAGGCGCAGGCACTTGAACGCGCCAAGCAACGTCTTCTCACGGATACGCAGAATGGTATGCCGGGAGATCCGGCAGCGACCGGCCAAGAAACGGGGGCCGGGGGAGAAACAAATGCGGCCGTGGGAACCTTCGAGGTCACGACACGAAGCGGCAGGAAGATCCAAGTGCAGGCGGCGACCGCCCAACAGGCGGAAGAACAAGCCGCCGCCATGGCCGACTTTGGCGACCCGATCCAGCCGTCGATGACCCGGCAAATCAGTCAACCCCAGCAAGCCCCAACCAATGAGCAAGCAAGCCAGCCACAAGCGGAATCCCCGCCAGCGCAACCTGACCAGCCGGGACAAGCGGGAACTCCGCAAGGAGCAGCGGGAGGAACTGGACAGCCGGTGGGAGGTCAAAGCGCCACGGCGACCGGAGCAGATGCCGAAGGAACTCCCGTAGGCACAACCACTGCCAACCCCAAAGAAACCCGCGCCAAGGCCATCAAGGACTTCAAGGCGGTCATCGCCCGCCACAAGACCAGCAAGAAACTCGCTGGCCGCATCAAGCTAGTATCCGGCAAAAAAACGACCGGCGCAACGTGGGATGGTGACATCAATATCAACGTCGATGAACGCGTCGATCAGCTTTTGAAGTCCGGAATGTCGGTTGAGGATGCCGTCAAGGCATTCGAGCGGGTGATTGACGAGGAAATCCGCCACTCCGCCCACATGGACGCAGCGGTGAAGCTCTACCGAGTCAACGGCTTCGGCATGGAGTTCAATGAGTGGTTTGACCAGCACTACGGCGAACGCATTTGGAAAGGCGAGTTCGGCGGCAACACTGGCGAGAAAGGGCAGGCTGTCCGCTCCATCTACACCGGAACATCAAAGCAGGCGCAGGAACGGTGGGACGAGATGACCGCTGAGCAGAAAGCCGCCAATGCCGACAACCCGATCTATTCCGGCCTGACCTTGTGGGATTCCATGTCCGACGCAAACCGGGCGATGGAAGGCATCCGCATCATGTCCCAGCCCGCCGTTACCGAAGAGGCGTGGGTATTGTGGTCAAACCTAGGCAAATACACCAAGCAGGTTCTCAAAACCGCATTGGACGTGATGAAGGCGTTCGTGAAAGGCGTCAAAGACGAAAACATTTCCCCGATCCTCAAAGCTGAAATTCAACACCTCGAAGATGCCCTTGCAAGACTCACCGCCGAAGACAGTCAATCACGCCCTGGAACTGCACCGACTGGTGGCAAAAAGCCCGCTGAAAGCAAGCCGGGTGCTGGAACTGGCAGCAAACCCGGACCAAGCGCAAGCGGTGGCAAAGCTGCAAGCGATGGCAAGGCTGAACCGGCAGGACGCCCTGCTGCTGGCGCATCACTGGCGGCTGGCACACGGGTTGAGTTCGACGCACACGACGGACGCCCCGGAGGAACCGGAGTAATCCGCATCGCCAACGAGCGCACGGCGTCGATCTACCCGGATTCCAACCCCGGCGAGGCGATTGGCCCGATTCCGTTGGAGAAGGTCCGCGTGATGGACACCAAGCCGCAGGCGAAGCCGGAACCGGCAGCGGAGACGCCAGCGCCCGCTGAACCGGCCACAAGCGCACCGGAACCCACCCCGCAGCCAGCGCCGGATGCGAACACGCCGAAGCTCTCCCCGGCCAAAGAGAAGGCCCGCAAGGTGCTTGACGGGCTGTTTGCCGCTCCGATGCCAGTATCCGAAATGCCAGAACCTCCACCGGGGAACGCATGGTCACGGGCAATGGAAAGGTTTGAATCGGAAACCGGGTCAAAGAGTCGTCTTGGAAAACGTGACAGGTGGACAGAGCTTGCGGAAGAGGAAGAGGCGGTTGACGCGGAATACGAAAAGCGACTGCAAGAATGGCTCGACACCGTTCCAGAAAGGCAACCGATTTCGTTCGTCACCGAGAACG